TTCGGTATTGGTTTCGTTGGTGAGAATGTCGATGAAGTTGGCGGGATCGTCAACGCCATCCGCAAATCGAACGCCCTTGTCCTGCAAGCTCTTGAAGGTCCGCAGATGCTTCCGGGCGTTGGTCAGCGATGCCTCGCCCTTCTGGGCGAACTTCGCCAGCGCCTCGTCGCCCTGGCCGATGCTGATGGACTGCTCGAAGTCGTCGAGCGTTGCGAGATCCTCATCCCGGCTGGCGGTCGCCTTGAAGGTGGAGACAAACTGATCCAGGAGCTTCTTGTAATTGCCCCCGGCGGTCTGCGCCATCTTCGTCATGGTGTCGCCCAGGCTATCAGGGAGATTGTACCCGGACAGCTTGCCCAGGGACTTCTCGACGTAGGATGCCAACGCCTGGCGCTGGCGACCCTTGCGCTGGTTGGACTCCAGCCCGGACACGCGGCCCGAAATCTCGGAAAGCATGGCGGCCATCTTGCCCGCGCTGGCGGCAATATCTACGGGTACATCCTCGTTCCGCTTGTCGCGGACCTCTTCGATGACTTCCTCATCCTCCACTTCATCGTCTAAGCGCCTCATCAGCTCGCGCATCATCCCGGCCAGCTCTGACAGGGTCGCGCCCTCCTCATCCTCGTCAACGTCAACATCGACATCGACATCTTCATCGTTGAGGTCCAGATCCTCCTCGATCTCGATCTCTTCTTTAATTTTTTCTTCTGCCATTCTTCGGGCCTCGCTAAAGTTAAACAGGATTGATCCACCGGCCCCGGACTCGCACAGGGCGAGGGCTGGCGCGGCGGCTTCTAATGGTAATACGTTCACGGCTACGGCTGGGGTTTCGTTGCCGATGGTCAAATTTGGATACTTGAAAAAAGGCGCCTCGGTGTTCAGCAAAGACAGCGACGACACCTGGGGCTTGTCCCAAGATGCGACCTCTACGGAGCGAAACGCCCATTTCTTCGCCTTGATCTGCTGGTAGATTTCATCGGGTACGTTGTACAGGGTCGCGAAGATGGCGGCCTGGTTGTCGCCCCCGTCGAACGCCGGGGCGATGCGGTTCAGCCGCAGGAACCCGGCGGGGACGGTTTCATCGTGGTCGCTGTTCTCCGCATGGTGTCTAAGGTGGACAGGCGCATAGTACGCGCCGCCGGGTTGCTCCTCCAGGGCGCGATGCTTCCGCAGGGCTGCCCGTAGCCATTTTATCCCAATCGGGCGCTCGTTGCCTTTTACCCCGACCTCCTGGACCGTTCCCATTATCGGGATGTCCTTGTCGATGCCGATGTTCCAGGTTCCATCCTCGTTCTGCACAGCGTCGAAGTCGCCGCCGGGTAGCTGGTTATCGCTGAAACAGATGGGGGCGTAGCTTTCGGCGTTCTTCGCATCGTAGCTCGACCAGGCCACGGCGTAGGGGTTCTTCACATCCTCTTTTTTAAGGGCTTTGACCTGCTCCTCACGGCCTGGGGGTGCTTTGAATTGTTTCGCCTGGCGGCCATCGTTGTCGTCCGGGCAGTCGTCATCGCATTTCTTCTTGGCTCCCAGGCGTTCGCGTAGGGTTTTCTTTTTCGGGGCCGGGTCGGTCGCCTCGGCCTCGGAGTATTTTTGACAAGTCCCGCTGTCGTCTTTCCTGCTCCCCTTCGGGCATCGCTTCCGGGGGCCGCTGGGTTCGTCGTCCTCGTCCTCGCCTTCTTGAGCTTTGTTCCAGGCCTTGAGCTTTTCATCGAAGTCCGGGTCCCTTTCCCTCGCCTCCCCGATAGCCGCTTCCAGAGCGCCCTCGCCTTCGTCCGCAGCACCTTCCTCCGTTGGCGGCTGCCAGGGCATCCCGGTTGCGCCAGCCTCCTCCAGGCTATTCATTAGCTGTTGCTGATGGGGTCGCATCGTTTCTTGAATTTCATCCCACTCCTGGAGCTCATCGGGCGATAGGTCAAGAGCCCCTTTATCCATTAGTTCTTGTCGCCTTTCTATTGCCGCCCCAAAGACCTCCGCCTCGTCAGCGGAAATCTCAAGGGATACATTCATGCCGGAGTTTCCCGCCTCTTCTGCCATCTCGTTATGTTTTTGCACAAGCGCCGCGACACTTCTTTGCGGGCTTCCTTCGGGATATTTTTCGGGGTCGCCTTCGATGGTTACGCCGCCCTCCGCGAACTTCGCCGATGACTTGCGCCGCCTGAAAAGTTGCAATATTTTTTTCATGGTTTTAAAATACGCCCGCATCTGTAACTTGTCCACAAGGAGAAATAAAAAAATGCGCGTCCAGGTAATGAAGAAGCCCTATCCCGGCAAGATCATCCGCGACCTGTCGGATGCCGACATGACCGACATCCCGCAGATCGCGCTCGACGCTGCGGAGCTGGCGAAGCAATTACACATCCCGCAGAAGCTCGTCGATGCCTATGTTACACGGGGCGAGATGCACGAAGCGAAACAGGGCGAGGTCGTCGCGGGCCTGGGGATGTGCGGGGAGGAGCTGGCGGCGTTCGCCGTGATGGGGTTCCTCATGGAGAAGAAAACAGCGCCCTTCGTCAATGCGGGCATCGTGATGGAGCAGGTCAAGCGGCTGTTGTTCGCTCATACTGCCAGCCATACGCGGGTTGTCGTGATGGCCGTCGAGTCGAATAAAAAGCGCGTCCAGGTGCAGGCCGGGGAGATCCCGAAAACCCAGGTCGTCCGCATGGATAAGCCCGAATTTCAAAAATACATGACGATCATCGACGTTTCGGCGCTGTGCAGTCTCATCGACATCGCGCTGTGGACGATCCCGCTCAAGCTGCCACGGGTTGAGGACTGCATCGTCGATAAGTAGACGGGGGCAGGCTCAGGGGACCACGCGGCCCGCGTAGGGGTTCGGGCCGCCGCCCTTGCCGAAGCCGGGATCGGGTAGCGCCCCGGCGCTTTGCATGGCGGACATCATCGCCGTGTCGCTGTCGTATTTATTGCCGCGCCAGCTCGACAGGATCGCGCCGTTCGCCTGGAGCAGGCCCAGGCTATCGAGCATCGACCGCGTAACCTCGACCACATCGCAGCGGCAATTATAGCCGATGGGGGTCTTGTAGACATTCCAGATGGGCGAGTCTACGGCGGCGATCAGGCCATCGCAGTCTTTATGATTCGCCCGGGTGTCGCTGTCGTTGATCGATGAGAACTCGAACGCGCCCACTATTCGGCGAATGACAGGATCTCGTCATTGCTCAAAACGCCCAGCCGTATAACTGGTGTTTAGCTGAGTCCTATACACGACCTGCCCGTATGCCTTCGACCAGTCCCCGGTCGCGGCGATGATGTCCCGGGTTTCCGTTACGGGAACGCCCTTTTCGATGCCATCGGCGATGGCCTTCTGGACGCGCTGCGTTACCTCCAGGCTGTTAGCTTTCGCCAGGGCGAAGTTCGGGCCGTTCATGTAAATGTCCTGCACAGCGAGATAACGCGGAACGCCGGGGGCCACGTCCTCGGCAAGCTGTGGGGTCCGGTTCACTATGTCGCGGATCGCCTCCACAAAGTCCAGGCCGGGTTCCGCCGGGCCCGCCGCGTCCATGATCTGGGAGAGTGGCGTTTCGGCGAACATCGTCGGGGCCATCGCGGGCGGCGCTGGCTCCCTGGCGGTGTTCAGGAACACACGGCGGCGGCCTGTAAGGTCCGATAGCGTCATCGTATGGCCCACGAGCTCCGCCAGGGCTTCGACCGCGCCCTCTCGCTTATCCCAGGAGCCGCGCCCGGTCTGTAGCAGAAACTCCGCTTTTATCAGCGCCAGCATCGCCTCGTTAAATAGCGCCGTCGAGTGATGCATCATCTCGTACATCTCGACATTCGGCGAGAGTGGAAGCTGGCGCGCCATCGTTACTTCTTCTTCTTGTCGCCCAGCTTGCCAGCCGCGCCGACGATGGCATGACCGCCCACGCCGATGCCCAGGAGCCAGGTCAGGCTCTCGATGAAATGATCCACAGGGAGATGGCCCAGGGCTGTCATCAGGGTAACGGAACCCAGGGCGAAGATGATGAGCGTGTTTTTTCGACCGCCTAACGCTTCAAAAAGTGATGACATTTTCAGGACTCCTCACGGTTTCGGGCGCTCGATGCCACGGCGGACGCGCCAGCGGCGAGGGCTGCCACGCCTGCGATGATCCAGGCCCCGCCGTTCGTCGGGTTCGCCGGGGCGTGTTCCGCCAGGGTTGCGATGGCTGGCTGCGCGAACGCCTCGATGGGCGCTGCCTCGCCGTCCGGTCCCTTCTCGAAAAGGGACGCGCAGGAGGTCGCCATCACGGCCAGGAATAACAGGGGGATTAGGTTACGGGGCGGCATGATCCCTCATCATCTTTGTGTTCTCCGTCTGGGCAGCGTTTGCGGGGGCCGCTGGGGGCTTCGGCCTGGGCCTCTCTGTCGAGCTTATCGATGGCTCTTTCGGGGACCGTCCCGCCCAGGTTCTCGATCTCCTCCCCCGCTTCTTCTAGCTTTTCATGCCATCGAATCTCCCTTTTTAGGAACATCTCAAACCCTTTGCTGTAGCCGGGCCGACTGGCGAATGGCGAGAGCTTTTCGACAGCCTTAGATGCGAGGTCTGCCCGCTTCTCTAACTCCCGCCACTTGCCCAGGGCTTCGGAAAGCTCGGGAGATTCCGCGCCCGCATCGCTCTCGCCTGGCTCATCGCTGCCCGCATCGTCGGGCTTGTCCGTGTCGGCGGGCGGCTTGTCGTCGCCGCCGGGGGTTTCGGCGTAGGGCTGGCCCGCTTCCCACTCGCCCGGCTCTTTGTATTCTGGATGGTCGCGCCACGCCTTGACGACCTGCGCCCCCAGGTCGGATGTCTTGCTGCTTAGGCCGCTGATCTCGGTTAGTCCGCTGGATTGCAATCTCATCCCTGCCCTTACATCTAAAAGGTCGCTTGTCGGGTCGTCTGCGTATGCGTCCAGAAGCGGGAGCAGGTCGCCCCACTCGTAAACCAGGCTCTGGGGGTTCGTGGCCTTGTCATCCTCCGCGAACTTTTCACACACGCCGCTGTCCGGGTTTTTGTGTTCTCCGTCCGGGCAGCGTTTGCGGGAGGCGCTGGGGGCTTCGGCGATGTGGTCCTCCAGGCCGTAGCGTTCGATGGCTGCGGGGTGTAGGCCCACGGGCGGGGGGGAACTCGGATCGATGCCCGCGTCCTGGAGCGATTCGATTTTTTTTATAAGCTCCTGATACTTTCCGGGGGTCGAATCTCTCGCCTCTTTTACGGCTTCGGACTTTGACAGCGGCGCGGTGATGGGATGGATGTCGCCCGTTTGCGGATCTCGGTCGCCGACCTTGCGCCCGCCCTCGATGGGATCTTTGTTCGGGTCGCGGCCCTTTTCAAACCATCCCACCTGGACGGATCTTTTACCCATCCCCCTTGTTTCATCCTGCTCTATGTAATCTCCCTCGGCCTGGTCGCCCGCGATGTAGTCATTCTGCATCGCGTTGCGTAGGGTGCGCGACCTATGCGCGACCCATTGAGGGGGATGGCCTGCGTCCTCCTTGCCGGGGGCGTTGCGCTTCCAGATGGTTATGTACCTGTCATCATCCTCCGCGAACTTCCGGGGCCGACCTGCGCCGAACTTCGCGCCGGGGGACTCGCGGAACGGGAAGCCGCCGGGCGCTGGCTCCTCCTTCTCGATCACATCGCCCGCGTCTATTTCTTCCTGGGTCGGCTGGGTTAGGCCCAGTTTCTCGAACGCCTCGCTGGTTTTGATCTTCATCCCGCTGTTGATCGCCTGGCTTAAGATCTGCGCGTTCGCCGCGAAGTCGTCCCGGCGTTCGGGCAGGATGGCGAATTTCGGCATCGCTGCATCGCCCAGGCCAGCCGCTACAAGCTGCGGGCGGTTCTTTTTCCAGAACAGACGGATGACCGTGTCGCTGATTGCCTCGGAGACATTTTGCTTGTCATAGTCGAGTATCAGGCGCGAAGTCTCAGATTCTTCTACAGCCCGGGCATAAGACCCCGATGCCTCGCCCTGGACCCCGAACGGCAAGACAGATCCCAGGAGCAGGCCGACGATCTTCTCGTCCATGTAGCGGAGGAAGTCAAGGAACGCCGCGCCGCTGCCGCCCTGGGAATCGATGTGTTCGATCTCGTCCTCTTTGTCTACTACGGCGACATGACGGCCCCGCATACTCTCCAGCATTTCGAGCATCGAATTTCTCACGCTGTCGGAGTCGCGGCCCAGCTCGCCGGGGTTCGCGTTTAAATCGGTTTTTCCAATCAATAATCCGCCCGCCCATTTTTCGATTGTCTGGAGTCCAGTTTTCATTATTTCTGCACGACTCCAGAAACTGAAGAAAACGGACTCCAATAGGGGTCTACCCCCGATGCCTGTAAGCCGGTCCTCCTCGTCCAGGTAGATTACCTTGATGAGCCGTTCGGCGAACTCCGGGGGGATCACCACGGGCCAGGGGTCCATCAGAGGATAGAACCTTGTTTGCACCTCGATGGATCGGCGGCCATCTTCGTGGGTTATCGTTTCGGGCGTGTAAACAAATCTCTGTTTTGATATATTTCGCAATTTCCGTGGGGTCCACCAATTGCCACGGAGGCCCGCCAGGGTTACAGTCTCGCGGGTTCCCTCGGTGAAGGCGTAGGCGGAGCCACGCAGGACGGATGTAGCAAGCAGTGCGCGGGCCTCGCTGAACTTGGCGATGCGGGCGAAGGCATCGGCCACGACATCCGCCGCCCGGGTGTCGTCGGGGCTGGGGTTCCTGCGGCCTGGCTGGATCTGCCACTCGCGGCCCGCGACCATGTGCATCCGCGTCTGCATGGCCTGCGCCACTACTGGGTCGCGCCAGGCCTTTTTGATCCAGATCTCCGGGTCTTGTTCCAGGGACCAGTCGGGATCTATCAGGCGATAGTACCAGCGGTAAGCGTTCGACAGGGCGCGGCTGTATAGTTCCGCGTTCGGGGATGTGCCGGTGAGCATTACGGTCATTGGTTAATCCTCTTCCTCAAGGTACACGCCGCCATCTGATTCCCTGATCTCCGAAGGCTGCCCGCCGTAGTCGGAGGGCTTCGCGATGTCTAGGATTCGCGCCGCCCTCCTGTGGACGGGTATTTGTGAAATATTAACGGCTGCGGGGGTGAATGTCGATGATGGAAGTTTCACAAAGCCCCCAATCGCCATGCTGAGACAGTCGACCATGTCGTCATGGGCCGAGTTCGGAAAACCGAGAAGCTCGGCCTCAAGATCGGCGCGCCAGGGGGCGACAGCCGGGAACCACACGCGGCCCGCCTCCATCGTGGGCGTTGCGGCCAGGGCGCGGCTTAACTTGTCGCGGTCTGGGCGCACCTCGCGGACGGGGATGCCGTTTTTCTTGAGCATCTGGCAGATGGCAAGCTGGAACCCGGACGACTCGACCCCGACGATGCGGGGCTTCCACCTGGCGACCCCGGCCTCGACAGTTGCGAGAAGATCGGGGCCGTCCATTCTGCGC